CAATCGAGGCCGTCCAATATTTCTGCCCGACTTCCCAACTCAGGATTGCGAGCCTGCCGATACAGGCATTTTTCAGGGTCCAGCTCGCCACGGCTCGACAGCCGCCAGCGAGGGATGCTGTACCGTGTCTCTGCCACTATCGGACCCAGCCGCTATCAACCTGAGGCATGTCCGTACTGGTCGGCTCGGTATAGTCGATGCACATCAAGCCAAAAGCATCCGCCGCGTGTGACGCCCAATCGTGCTCTGGCCCTAAGCCGATGCTGCGCTTGTCGTCCTGTTTCTCGTGATACCAGCCCAAGGCTGTCCGACCGGCGTGTGTGCGTTGCTCGTCAAACCAGATGCGGGGGAAGAGCTTCCGCCCCGCCTCGATACGCATGGAGGCCGCGCCCGTCCCTTGGTTGGGAATGGTCAGCGCCTCGAAACCAGCGTTCCTGATTGCGCCCTCATACGTCATGTCCACGATCTTCTCGTGGTTGGCGCCGTCATGGGGCAGGGCGCAATAGGCTTCCCCGTACCCGCGCTTTCTCAACCACGCGAGGTGCGTAGCGAGCGGCTGTCCCTTGGCCTCGTAGTAGTCCAGAACCTTGATCTGCTGGCCGATGAACTGGCACACCCAGATTGAGCAGGCGTCAGCCTTCGCCCCGGTGCCGCCAATGTCCCAATACGCCCGGATGGTCATCAGCGGGTCGAGCGCGAGGCTCGTGATCCGCCCCGTCTCCTTGGCTGTCGTGAGCGCCTGTGCGTAGTACGCGCCCTCAACGGCAGTCTTGAAGCCGCCGTCCCAGATGTGGTCGTACTGCTCGGGGCGTTCCTCTTTGTCCCTGAGGCGCTGTCTGTCGAGAATGGCCGGGAACTTGGGATTGTCCCGCCAGTTGAGTTCTACGACCTTGTAACGGGGATCTGATGAGAGCCGGAACCGCTTGTGTGTCGCGCTGTTCTCGCGCTCCGGGTTCCATGTCACCCAAAGCTCGCTGTCCTCTTCGCGCAGTGTCGGGATCAGCTTGACCCACGCCTCTTCCGAAACGGGCTCAGCCTCATCGACCCAGCACAACAGAATGCGCGCCTTGGACTTGATGCTGTCGATGTTCCGGTCAAGGCCGGAGAACGTGTAGTGGATGCGCCCCGAGGCCGTCTTGATGTACTTCTCACCAATGTCGAAGTGCGGCAACACCCACGGCTCTGACCGTATCGCCGCCTTGATTTCCTCGAGACTGGAATCCTCAAGCGAGTTCATGAACTCACGACCGCAAAGGATCAGCCCCTCCCTGCCCGCCTGGTCCCACATGAAGGCGCGAACAGCACTCATCTTGGCGAATGAGCGTGTCTTGCCCGAACCACGCCCGCCGAATGCGCCTCTTACGTCTGCTTCACCGGCAAAGACCGGGATCAGCTTGGGAGGAAGCGCGACTTGCGCCGATGTCATTGCAGCGCGACCAACTCGACTTTGGTCACAAGCTTGAGCGGGTTGTCCTCGTCGCCAGTGAGCGTGACCGATGAAAGATCGGGCAGCGACTTGCGCAGCAGCACCTCGATTGCCTTGAGGCGATTGGGGTCGATCTCGACCGTGTTTCCTGCTTCGTCCGGCTGACCTAACGCAAAGCACTGCAAGCGTTTTACAAGCTGTGTGGTCTGGATAGCCGAACGGGTTTGTTCCTGCTGTCGCAGGTTAATTCTTGCTGCCATTTACGGTACTGCCTCCGCCGGGGCCATTGCTGGCAGATCGGCTTGGTGGGCTTATGCGACTGCACGAAGCTTGGTCGCGGTTTAGTTGGGTTACTTGCCGCCGCTTAGGACGAGCTTGCGATAGCGCTTGATGTCGGCCTCGCGTGAGTTACCGAACGCCCAGCGCATGACCATCGTGTTCAGCTCTACGTCGCATTCGGCACATATTGGCCGGGGCTTGTTGCCGTCAGCGCAGATGCTCCACTCGTATTTGGCCTTACGACCGCAACGGGCGCACCTTGGCTTCATTGCTCACCTTGAGTGCGCACTAGCCCTGACGCTGGCGGGCGATTTTGGACATTATCTCGTCACGAGCGCATTCGAGCAGGATGAGGATTTCTCCCAACTGCTCTTCGCTCGAAGCGAAATAAAGGTCGCCCTTGCTGTCGTCGCCTTCCCACCCGAGCACGATAGCCGTGCCGAGGTTGTTAGCGACGGCTTGATCGTAGGCTGCGCCCAGTATTCGCTCCGGGCGCAGCGGAAGCTTTGTATAGGCGCCGAGATTACGGACTTCACCCATTGGGCTTTCTCCTGCTCGACATCCGACAAACGATCCCATGCATGGATCGATACTCGCGGACAGCCTTGTCGGCTTGCCGCTGGGTAATATTCGCATTTTTGGAGATGGGCTTGAGGCGCAAAGCGCCAGCCTCAAAACCTTGACGGTGATTTGCCGATTTTGTCAACAGCGTCGTTTCCGTTGTTCAGACCATCGAGCGCCCGGCTCATCAGGACGTTCTTTTCGCGCTGAAGCTGCTCGCGAGTAACGCGCTTGACCATCATGGGGCGGATGTTGCCTTCCGAGCGTGACTTCTCCCAGCCGTCTGCCTCCAACGCCTTGCGCTGCCAGAACCACACGCGACGGCGATACCAAGCGTAATGCCCTGTCAGTCCGTGGATGACTTGATCGCTCATGCCGCTGCCTTTCGTCCATCAAGCCCATAGTGCCGGATCAGCGCGTTCATTGCCGTCCTGAAGTCGCCCAGCAAATGCTCTAGCTGAACGTCGCGGATCAGGATGGTGTAGACGGCACCGTAGAGGTTGCCCATGAGGCGGATTTCGTTCTGCTTGGATTGTATGGCGTCCATTGCCGCCTTGTGGGCTGAACGCCATTTGCGGAGCTGGTCGGGGTTTTCGAGGAAGACCGGACGGCCACGGGTGGCGTTGAGGTCGACGGCACCAGGCTGGGGAGGCGCGTCGATTGCCCTGAGGTTCCGCTGGTGACTCTCGAGGAACATCATGGCTGCGTCGTACTGCGCCTGGGTGATGAGGCCCTGTAGGCAATAGCGGCCTGCGGCTGAGCCTGCCTTTTGGTCGCGGCTGTGCTTGGGGTCCACCCCGAATATTTTGTGCCGTGCCGTGAGAGCGACGCCCTGCGTTTCCCGTGTGTCCTTATCCAGATCGGCAAGGAACTGCTCCATTACGTCTTTCTTGCGCCGTGATGCGCGCCCGTTCGGTTCTCGCTTGTTCACGTCTCGCTTCTTTCGCCCCATCATGTCGTATGCCCTAGGTTGAAGGTTCCCCCCTTCAATGTAGATCGTTGTTTTGCTTACTTTTCTCCCTCCGTGTGCTCTGTTTGAGTGTGCTTTCGCCAACGCCTTGCCTGCCCCGTTGAGCGCTCATTGCGGCCCATGCGGAAGTACGGCTTGCCTTCGTGGATGGACAGTTCGAGGTTGTGAGCGAGCCCGCAGTCGCAACAGAACATGCGGTAGCCGGGAAGCGGGTGAATCCAGTCGGTCCAACCGTCCTCGTTAGCCGTCTCTCTGCGTACGCGCGTCATGTCGCCCCCTCCTGAGATGGGGGAGATGGGAGGGGGAGCGGTTGCCACACAGTCGGTTGCGGGTCGTATTCGGCCCAGCGGTCGTCGCCCATGCAGCACTTCCACTTGCCGTCAAGGAAGCGGCTGGGGAGCGGGTAAAGCGGTTGGCCAGCAACCGACATGACGCTTATGCGCCCTGCCCTGACCACCGTGCCGTCACGCGGAGCAGTTTCGATGTCCTGCCAGTCCGTCATACTCTTCCCTCCGTCTCTGTGGGGTGGTGGGGTGGGGAGCGGTACACCACGGTTTGCTTGCGCGTGTCCGGGTCGATTACGACTACCTCGGCTTCATCGTCCTCATCCGGCGAAGGGAGCATTTCGGGCGGGTATGTAACGTTCGGCCTGTCTGTCATTCGGGGTCGTCCTCCTTGTTGATGAGGGGGTTAGGGGGTGGGGGGGGTGAGCATCATGCGGCTTTCATCAATTCAGGCGGAACTTTGCAGCCGATCTCACCGGGCTTCGGACCCCACGCTTGCGCCCAGGTTCGGCTCTGCTGCCAGACTGCGAGGCGCTTGCCCCAATCCTCGGCTGGCGGCTCTTGCTTGGGAGGGATCGAACTTCGGAGCTTAGCGGCGTCGATGATCGCGCCGACGAAGTAAGACCACGAGTTGAACGTGACGTTGCGGGACCGTTCGCGGATCACCGGCAGGATGTCGCGGTCGAGATCGTAGCCTTGATCGATGAGCGCCCGCATTGGCCCGATCTTGAGTAAGCCCGGATGTCGCTCCTCTCGGAACCCAGCGATGCCAGCGGCCTCGAACAAGCGGTCGAGAAGTTGCGGCTCGCGCGGCACAGGCTCTATCTGCTGCGCTCTAGGTTCTATCTTCTGTTCTGTTCTGTTCTGCTCTGGGGCCGTTTCAGCAACGTTTCGTTCTGCGCGATGCCGTCGAACCCTTTCCGTCGAACTGTCTGATTTATATTGGAATTTCTCCCAATGATGCGGCGTGTAACCATGCTCTAATGCGTCGATAAGACCGGCGCTTATCAGTCGATCAACGCCCGCTAAGAGGTGGTCTAAGCGAGCGTTAAGCATGTGCTTAAGCTCCGTCGCGGGTGGCAGCT